GCTGATTATCAATATAAGTCTGCCTTTGTTGCTGATCAAGAAATTAATCTCGTTGCTTGTTTGACCGAGTTGATGTCGCAAGTTAAATTTAAATAATGTCTGCCCCTATAGCTCAGTTGGTAGAGCAATTGATTTGTAATCAATAGGTCCGCAGTTCGAGTCTGTGTGGGGGCACCAGGAATAATATGTACGAATTAAAAGAATATTTAAATGCCATAAACTTTACAAAAAAGAATCTGATGAATTCTGAAGATAAAGAGTGGGTTAAAAAGTATCCTACATTTATAGTTAATAAAATATTATCAGGATTTTCTGATACTGTAATGCTTGCTAATGAAGTAAATCGTAATCACTTCTTAGATAAAGATATGCAATTTCAATTTCTACTAAATAGTATTAGATCAAAGAAAAGGTATAGTCCTTTTCTAAGAGCGTCTAAATTGAAAGACATAGAGTATGTAAAAGAGTATTATGGATATAATAATGAAAAGGCAAAAACCGCTCTTGATATACTCACCAAAGATCAATTAAGAATTATTAAAGAAAAATTATTCAAAGGTGGGACAAAATGAATGAATTAGATAATTGGCATCCAGAGAAGATGCTTGAAGTACAACTAAAAGAACCAGATGACTTCTTAAAGGTTCGTGAAACACTAACTAGAATTGGTGTTGCCTCTAGAAAAGATAAAAAATTATTTCAATCGTGTCATATACTACATAAACAAGGTAGATATTTCATAGTGCATTTCAAAGAATTGTTTGCTCTAGATGGTAAAGAAGCAAATTTAACAGATAATGATATCGAAAGAAGAAACACAATTGCTCAATTACTTGCTGATTGGGGATTGATTGCTGTAATGAATAAAGATATTGCAGAAAAGAAAGCACCGTTATCACAAATTAAAGTTTTAGCATTCAAAGAAAAGAATGAATGGGACTTACAAGCAAAATATAACATAGGTAAAAAATCAGAAAATGAAAGCACCGAAGTTTAGAGAATTTATATCTGAAAAGGTACAAAGAAGCGATATACAAGTTGCGATCTTAACAAAACTCAACGCTGATAGTAAAGCTATTGTTAGTAATATGATATTAAAAGAATGTAAAAAAAGAAACATTCCTTGTTATATTATTAATACCTCTGAAGCTTGGGTATCAAAAAACGATTTAGAAAAAGGTACTTTACTTGTATCAAATATTGATGGCGAAGATAATGAAGCAGAGTTTGAACTTTCAAAAACAATTTGTTTTGTTCGTGCTGGGGTTCTTGAAGATGAAACTGGACTCGCATTATTATCTACATTTGAAAATGCTGGTGCGTTTATGATTAACACTAGAAATGGTATGTTGACTTGCGATAATAAAATGTCAGCATATATTTCTTTTGAAAGGGATAATATACCAACACCTAGAACTGCTTTAATTTCAAACGAAAAAGGATTAATTCATGCTCACGAAAAATTAGGTGGTAAGTATCCTGTGATTATGAAAACACTTACTGGTACTCAAGGTATTGGTGTATCAGTAGTTGAATCTGAAAAGAGTATGATTTCAGTTGCACAATCACTATGGAAGTTTGGCGCTGCTTTACTACTTCAAGAATTTTTAAAATTTGATTTTGATGTTCGTACAATTGTTGTTGACGGTAGAATATTAGCATCCACAAAAAGAATTAGTGCTAAGAAAGATTTTCGTTCCAACAGACATAGAGAAGCAACTACTGAACCTTATAAATTATCAGGCGATGAGCGTACAGTAGTTTTACAGGCTGCTCGTTCTGTTGGTACTTATATGGTTGGTGTTGACCATGCAATAGTGAATAATCAATTATATGTTTTAGAGTGTAATGGTTCTCCTGGTATTGGTTCAGAGTTTGCTTTATATAATACTGCTAAACGAGAAGATACATATGTTGGAAAAACCACAACAGAAAATGTGGTTAAAGAATTATTTGATTATTTGACTCAAGATGTTCATAGAAAATACTCATTTACTAGAGAGGCAGGATTTCACGAAAGAATTAATATTGATGGATATGGACCTGTTAGAGCAAAACTTGACACAGGAAACGGAACAAGTGCTTCAATGTTTCATGTTGATAAAATAGATATATCAGGTAAAACTGTAAAATGGGAAAAAGATGGCAAAAAATTTACAAGTAAATTACAAGGTGAATCTCAAGCAACTAGAATGGACAATGTAGATAACAGACCAATTGTTTTTATAGATTTAACTTTTAATAATAAGTTTTATACAGATGTGCCAATTGGGTTGACAACAAAAGAATCAAGAAGCACATTTCTTGTTAATAGAGATTTATTGACTAGATTTAAAGTCAATGTAAATCCAAATAGAAAGTTCGTTCTTTCTTCTTGGATTGAAAGAAGCGATGGAGATGATACAAGAGGAGTTAATATCAATTCATTCAAGTAAACGCTTTACAAACCAATTTTATTATGTTATAATATAGTATGAAATTTTACACCAGCGTTCTACCATATCACGGCAAACTTTTAGTTCGAGGTGTCAACGCTGACGGTAGTCATAAAAAGTATAGACTTAATTACGAACCCTCCCTTTTCATTCCAGTTCAAAAAGAATCAAAGTATAAAACACTTGATGGTCGAAATGTAGATCAAGTTAAATTCGGTAGTATTGTTGAAGCAAAAAAGTGGATACAAGAATATGATAATGTAACCAACTTCGAATATTTCGGTAATACGAGATATCAATATCCATATATCGCTGATAAGTTTCCTGGCAAAGTTGACTGGGATATAAACAAGATTAGAATTCTTACAATTGATATTGAGTGTGAAAGTGAGAATGGTTTCCCTGATCCAAACTTAGCAGAAGAACCTTTAATTTCAATTACAGTAAAAGATAATATAACAAAACGAATTCTAGTATTTGGCATGGGCAATTTTGTCAATGATCGTGAAGATGTTGATTATATAAAACTTGCAACTGAAAGAGATATGATTGCTAAGTTTACTGAATACTGGAACTTCTATAAACCAGATGTGATTACAGGTTGGAATGTTAAGTTCTTTGATATACCATATCTAATGAATCGTTTTAAACATTTAATGGGTGAAGAATATATTTCACAATTTAGTCCTTGGGGTATTGTGAATGAAGGTACTGCTATAAGTTTAGGTTATGCAAGACAAGAAAAGTATTTTGATCTACTTGGCATCGCAACTCTAGATTATCTAGACCTATATCGTAAACACACTTTCGTTAGGCGTGAGAGTTATAAATTAGATTATATAGGTGAAGTAGAAGTGGGTGAAACTAAGAATGAAAATCCATATGATACTTTCAAAGAGTTTTATTCTAATGACTATCAAAGATTTATTGAATACAATATTCAAGATGTAGAATTAGTTGACAAGTTAGAAGATAAAATGAAGTTAATTGAATTACATTTAACTATGGCTTATGAAGCAAAGGTTAATTATCAAGATGTCTTTGGTCAAGTTCGTATGTGGGATAGTATTATCTTTAATCATCTAAAAGAAAAAAATGTAGTTGTGCCTGCAGTTGTTGAATCTAAAAAGTCTGATGGTTATGAAGGTGCATATGTAAAAGATCCTGTTGTAGGTTTTCACGATTGGATTTGTAGTTTTGATTTAAACAGTTTGTATCCACATTTAATTATGCAGTATAATATATCGCCGGAGACTATGGTCGGGTTTGATCCAGGCAAAGTAAATGTGGTAGATATGTTAAATGAAAAAACTGATTTATCTAATTTAGATGGTCGTACAATTACACCTAACGGCGCTCAGTTTCGAATAGATAAACAAGGTTTTCTTCCAGAGTTGATGAATAAGTTATATAAAGAACGAGTTATCTATAAAGATAAAATGTTAAAAGCAAAATCTTTATATCAAGAAACAGGTGATAAAAGATTACTCAACGAGATTGCAACGAATCATAATATTCAGTTGGCAAGAAAGATTGCGTTGAATAGTGCTTACGGTGCTATCGGCAATCAATATTTTAGATACTTTGATGTTCGCCATGCTGAAGGTATTACAATGGCAGGTCAGTTGACAATTCGATGGATTGAAAATGATGTCAATAAGTTTCTTAATAAGTTATTAAAATCAGAAAATGTATCTTATGTTGTTGCCTCTGATACTGATTCAATCTATATTCGATTAGGTGAAGTTGTAAATAAAATATTTAAAGATCAATCTAACACTAGAAAGATTGTGAAAGTTATGGATAAATTCTGTGAAGAAAAACTACAACCATTTATTGATTCTAGTTTTGCCAGACTTGCTAAATATGTTAATGCATATGAACAGAAAATGATTATGAAACGAGAAGTGATTGCCAATAAAGGTATATGGACTGCTAAGAAAAGATATATTCTAAATGTGTTTAATGAAGAAGGTGTTGATTTAAAAGATCCTAAGTTAAAGATTATGGGTATCGAAGCAGTCAAGAGTTCAACTCCTGCCCCTTGTCGTATTAAGATTAAAGAGGCATTGAAAGTGATTATGACTAAAGATGAATCAGCATTGATTCAATTCATTGATGACTTTAGAGTTCATTTCAAAAAGTTACGACCAGAAGAAATTGCTTATCCTCGTTCTTGCAATAATCTTAAAAAGTATTCTTCATCAAAAGACATATATCAAAAGTCTTGTCCTATTCATGTTCGAGGTTCTTTGTTATATAATCATTTGTTGAAAAAACATAAACTGGTTAAATATGAAGCAGTTAATGAAGGTGATAAGATTAAATTTGTTGCATTGAAAGAACCAAACTCAATTCGAGAAAATGTTATTTCTTTTCCAACTGTCTTACCGAAAGAATTTGATCTTCACAAATATATTGATTATGATGAGCAGTTTAATAAATCATTTCTTGAACCATTAAAGTTTATTCTAAGTGCAATCGGTTGGAACTTTGAGAAGAAAGCAAGTTTAGAGGAGTTCTTTGGGTGAGATTAGTAATTTGTAAACATTGTGGATGCCGACAAATTAAAGTAGGAGTATTCTGTATAAACTGTGGGAGACTAACAAATGGTCGATAAAACACTATATAAACGCCTTCTAGACGCCGCTAACGAGGGTAAATTACCTATCTTAGATAACAAGTCGTTTGAATTACTGAACGCTGAATATGGTAAAGAAATCTTTAGAGAAACCCTTGCAGAATATATTGCTACTGAAAGACCTGTGTTTCCTTTGAAAGAAATTTCTTATGATGATATGCGAGATAGTTTCGGTAAATTAAAGAAGTTTAATACTAATACAATCTGTATTCCACAAGAGCAAATCGAAAAAGAAGTTTATGAAAAATATGATGACTATGAATATCCATATTCACAATATGGTCTTGGTTTGATAAATGGTGCTAGTACATTTAATGATGTATCAAATTATTTTCATCAAGACTTGAGATTAGAATGTGGTAGTTATGGATTTAGAGCACCGAAAGAAGTATGGGAGAATGGCACAGCAAAAGATATCTGGAAGTGTTTTGGTCCTATCTGGCGCGGTATCAATGGTGTTCAAAAAGTTATGATCGAGGGTAAAGAAGAATTGATTGGTGGTCAGTTGAATGAAAAGAGTTATATATCAGCATTTAGATTAGGTACTTATATTGCAACACAATTTAAACCAGTAGTCGCAAAAGCAGTCTATGATATTACAGACGCTAAAAGAGTGCTAGATACAAGTTGTGGCTGGGGTGATAGACTTGCAGGTTTCTTTGCCAGCGATGCTGAAGAATACTATGGTTGTGATCCTAATCCAAATACATATCAAAGATATCAAGAACAGATTTCTACTTACAATAAACTATTACCTAAACCTAAGAAAGTTCAGATATGGAATTGTGGTGCAGAGGATATACCTTATGATAAACTACCATCAATAGATGTTGCATTTACAAGTCCACCTTATTTCTCTACCGAAGAATATAACAAAGGTGGTGAGTTAGAAGAAAATCAATCTTGGTTTAAGTTCAACGAGTATGAGAAATGGCGTGATGATTTCTATTTACCAGTTGCAGAAAAAAGTATGAAAGTATCCAGATTTATGTTCTGTAATATTATGGATCCTAAAATCAAAGGTACAAGATATCGTTCTGGTGATGAATTGGTAAATCATCTTAAAGATAAATTCTTAGGTCAAATCGGTATGAGAATTATGCAACGCCCACAAGGTAAGGCAGTATTCAAAGATGAAGATGGTAACTTTAGTAAAGAGAAGTTAGATGAGAATATGAATAAAATGTTTATTGAAAATGTCTGGTGTTTTGGTGACAAAGATTTAGACTTGTTTAGATATTCAAGAAAAGCAAATTTAGATGAATTCTTTGCTTGACAATGGTGTATAAATATTGTATAATAATAAATTGAATTGAGGTGAAATATATGAGTGATTTTCTGAAAGATATAATTAAAGAAACAGGTAATGAATATGCAGGTCTAGTATCGGATGGTGCGTCAGGTGATGTTGATTCGTTTATAGATACAGGTTCATATATCTTTAATGCCTTACTCGGAGGTAGTATTCATCGAGGTCTTCCATCAAATAAGATAACTGCAATTGCAGGTGAAAGTGCGACAGGTAAAACTTTCTTTGTACTAGGTATGTGTAAAAACTTTCTAGACAAAAATCCAGATGGCGGTATTATATTTTTCGAGAGTGAATCTGCTCTGACAAAAGATATTATTGAAGATAGAGATATTGATAGTAGTCGAATGGTAATTATGCCAGTCACTACTGTCCAAGAATTTAGACATCAAGCGATTACAGTATTAGACAAATACATAGATCAAGATCCGTCTGAAAGAAAACCTTTACTACTTGTATTAGATTCTTTAGGTATGTTATCAACTACTAAAGAAATGGAAGATACACAAGCAGGTAAAGAAACAAAAGATATGACAAGGGCACAAATAGTTAAGGCTGCCTT